GCAAACGTTATTTCTGGCCTGCACGTCATTGCGGGCGTGGTCGATCTTATACTGGGCATGTAAACCTATAGAGGAGATTTTCATATGGCAGCTCCTAACGCAATATTCGTAACTCGGTGCACGCTCCGTGATGCGCAGTTTGGTGAGATCGATGATTTCACCACATTCAGTGAAAAGGCTCGTGTCATGAGAAAGCAGATACATCTCATGAACAAGACCGGGCATGCTCCTATCACTCAGCGTTTCCAGTTTGAGTGTGATTACGCAGTACCCGCCGATGGACCGTCGATACACTGGGAAGAGGTCGGTCTGGATGAGGCAGACATATTCACAGTGACATATGACGGTGGACAAACTGTCACGTTCAGCGGTGTCCATGTGCTCGATGTGGGAGACTCTACTGTAGAGGGTGAGAACACTCTCGTCCGTAAGATCCTGTTTGGAGCTACTGCGCGTAAAGAGGGTGACTATCCGCAGAGCACTGGTAATGTAGTGAAGGCAGCATAATGATAACCGAAAAAGGTACGATGGATGTCGGTGTGGAGTTTGCAGGCTCTGCCCATTATGAGTTTGAGCTGAGGCCCGCGACGATGCGCGATTCGATCGAGGCGCTCGCCGATGAGAAAGCGAAGGAGTCAGAAACTTATTTGGCTCTGGTAGTACTCTCGCGTCAGCTTGTAAGGCTCGGTGAGATTCCAAAAGAATCGATAACTCCGGAGCTGCTCATGGACTGCACCGAACACGACATCCAGGTGATCATCAAGGTAAAAGGAGAGCTCGAGCGAAAGCTCGCATCCTTTCGAAAAAAGTCAAAGCCTACGTAGTGGTATAGTATCTCTCCTCGCCTTGATGAAACTGGGGCTCAGTTACAGCGAAGCACTGGACTGTCCCCAGTATATGGCCTCTCAGCTGATTGATTGCTACGTCGAAATTAATACCCCGCCTGATAAATCTGTGACGTATAAAGTACGAAGGCCTGAAAAATGAGTAAAGAACTCAAATTAGCCATCTAACTTCGGATCAAAATGATACGAAGTTAAATCTGTGACGTATAAAGTACGAAGGCCTGAAAAATGAGTAAAGAACTCAAATTAGCCATAGAGATAAAAGCCGTAGACCTCGCGTCGCAGGTACTCGGTAAGCTCAAGCGCAACATAGAGTATCTGAGCCAATCTAATGTAAAGATGAAGGCTCAATACGAGGATTTGACTAAATCTCTATATAAAATGGGCATAGCGGTAGGTCTCACTAAAGAGCTGTTTGAAAAAGTTTTCATGCCTGGTATAGAGGCTGCGTCCGAATATCATAATGTGCTGATCGATATCCAGCAGGTACTCGGGGACACATCTACGGCTGAAGGGCTGGCTAAAGTAAATGAGCGGATGAAGCAGATTAAAGAGATAGCCTCTGATGTACAAGCCATGTCGCCTTTTAAGGATGAGGACATACTCGCTACTGAGAAGGCTTTGATAAAGGCGGGAGTAGCTGAGAAGGATCTCGCGGAGGCTACGAAGACAGTAGCTCAGCTCGGTCTCGCGGGGCATGTTAATCCTACAGAGTTGGCAGCAGGCACAGCTCGTATAGCTAAGCAATTTAAGGTATCATTTACAGAAATTGGTAATGCAGTATCTAAAGTTTCCACTACCTCTAACATGTCTATAGAGTCTGTGAATGAGGCATTTAGGGCGGCAGGCCCTATCCTGTCTCAATACGGAGTATCGGTAGAGGACGCTGGTAAGCTTTTGCAGATGACGGGTAAGGAAGGGCGTAAGGCGGGTAGTGAGGTAGCTACATTCACTGCAAAGATAGCTCAGTCTCGTTATTTTATAGATCCTGCTACCGGCAAACTCATGGCAATGGGCAAAGTTTTCAAGATGCTCAGACATGAGGCAGAGATTCTAGGTCCTGCAGCACTCAGAGTGTTTACAAGTAAATTTGGCGCACAGTCTGGAGCGTCTATACTCGCCGCTGTAAAAGAGGACAAATGGGACAAGATTTCTAAACGTTATGAAGAGTCGATGACACTGGAACAGAGATTCACGGTGGGAATGAATACTCTGGAAAATCAAATGAGCCGTCTTGCTAATGTGAGGAAAGACATACTGCGGCAATTATTTGAGCCTGCATTGCCTATTGTCACTGAGTTAGTAAAGCTCACCGCTGATCTCGTCGGTCACATCAGTAAGGTAGTAGAGAAGTCTCCTGGTCTCAGGGCTGCAGTGAGCTACGGTACGATGGGAGCTCTCGCAGTTGGAGGCATAGCAGCAGCATTCTTTGGACTAAAAGCTTTAAAGGCTGGTGGAGGCTTGCTAAAAGGGGCAGGTGGTATCGGCGCTCTGTTGGGCGGGGTAGCAGAAGGAGAGGCTCTAAAGCGTGTAGCGGGGGTACAGCCCGTTTATGTTGTAAACGCTAAAGAAATCGGGGGAGGGCTCGGAGGACTCGGAGGGGCTGCGGGAGGTATCGGAGGGCTCGCGGGTGGTGCTGGTATGCTGAAGGGTTTGGGAGGTTTTTTGAAGAATCCGTGGGTAATAGGTCCGATATTGGCTGCGGGGGCAGGATATGGAGTAGGCACACTCCTGAATATGGCTCTTGATAAGACAGGCGTCGGTGGTAAGATGTCATCTGGGCTCGCGTGGATGATGTCGCCCGAATATAGGAAGAACACATCTGCATATGATAAGATGAATCAGAAATCTACAGCAGTAATGCGACCGTCTACTATGGCATGGGACTCTCATGATCCGAGAGCGCTCATGCAAGGAGGTGGTGCTCCCGCTTCTACTACATCAGTACATGTATACATAAATGACGACGAGAAAAAACAGAAACGTGTGGTGCAGTATAATAATATGAACCGTGGTAATATGCTCAAGCCTATCTATACTTTTGGATAAGATATGAGTGACTTTCCAGCTAAATTAGATGATTACGGGTTAGATATAGTAACTATCACGGATACGTTTGAGAAAGCTCTCGCTATCCATGAGCGTCCCTATACTAATCAAGTGCTCTCGCAAGACCTTGGATTTCGTGCTCGACGGATACGTTTGGATACAGCCTGGTATGATGGCACGTCTACAAGGCCTACAGAGCAAGGCACCACTCCTACCTATGCGAGGCACATATCGTTTATCACTCATATAAAGCAAGGATCCCTGTTTACTCTACAGCATCCTAAATACGGAGTGCTAAAAGGCAATGTAAATAATATAGAGTGTCATGCGGATGATACTCAGCAGTATGCCGCGGTGAAGTTTGAGTTCGTGGAGGAGCAAGTAAAAGTACCCGTAAACAATGATGCGTTTTTTGATGTAGTGGCGTCTTTCAATGTGGCCTATGTGAATTCGGTAGTACCAATGACGTCGTTTATAGGGGCATCTCTAGTGAAATCTTTGGGGGTAGAGGCTGGGGCAATAACCAATATACCTGATTTTGATACATCAAAAACTATCCTGGAGCAACTCAATAATGCGTCTCAAAAGCTACGTAATTTTACTCGTAAGATAGATACGGCTATAGCACGCATACAAGGAGCCGTATCTCAGGTCACTAATCCTGTAAATTCTATCATAGCTCTCACATCGTATGGAGTATCGGCACCAGGTAAACTGATGAGTACTATCGCTCAGGGTATAGAGAGGATCGTTGTACTCAATGACACACTCACGGCAGCACCGGCACAGTTTGTAGAGGCATGCAAACGAGGTATAAACGAGATAAAGGGATCTGTAGAGGATCTTGGCGTATCGTTCATAGATACTATGGTATACGTACAAGGGGCGTGTGTGGTAGGGCAGAAGGTCTCTACACAGCTATCGGCAGATCAGACTGATCGTAATATGTTGATAGCCAAAGAGGCTACTCCCTCTTTCAGCCCTGCAGGCACGCTCGTGCAAACATCGGGGCCTATCCCTGTAATCTCTGTGGACGACCTGGAGCGTACTCTGGCAGCCTATAAAGGCATTATACAGACGGCGCTCGGTAGTTATACGGTAGGAGTGGACTCTCTGGGTAATACTATTATCACTCTCACGGGCACTGATAATCGTGATCTACAGTTTTTGTTGGAGATGTCGAGACTCATGCAGGACTATATTTCTAATGTGAAAGTGAATTATTTGACTATAAAAACCGTGACTGTAAACGATCAACCGTTGCATGCTTTGCTTTTGGCGAACCACATGAGTTATCAGGCAGCGGAGCGTGTGCTCAAACTAAATCCTCAGATACGATGTCCTAATTTTGTGAGTGGAGCAATACGCATCTATGATCGATAAGCTATCTATAACGATAAAGGATGTGTATGGTAGTAATCCTACTACCTATAAATATGATGAGTTCAAGGCGTACTCTGTTGAGATGTCTCGGTACAGCCTGTCTAATGCGTTTACGATTATACTAACCAAGAGAGCTGATAATATTACTATAGGCTCTACAATAAAGCTCGCTATAAACGGAAAAGACTTCATGTATGGGATGATAGAAAAAATAAATGAGAGATACGACAAAACTACGCATGATATCACGATATCGGGTAGGGATTTGACGGGACTCATGGTAGATGAGCATTTCAAGCCGTCTCATTCTAGTTTGGATCCGCCATGGGGATCACGTAGTGTAGCAGTCACGATTAGTGACATGATCAAGAAAACTCCATATCCTCAAGCATGGAACAAGACGTATGGGCTGTCATCAATACCAGCGTCTCGCATGATACACGATTCGATGTCACCCGCGGGTGCATTTTCATCTAGTGATGTCGGGTATATCATAGATAGTAGCGTGGATAAACTAGTTTTTGACGTGGGTGTACAAATTAATCCAGGCGACAAAGTATGGGACAAAGTACTCGAAATATGTAAATTGTACTACGTGAGAATTTATTACGAATCTAATATCCAATGTATCGTGTTTACTACTAAAGTAGCTTCTAATTTAATGGAAAACAAATTCAAATTTACATGTGTGAAGGGCTATAAGGGCAATAACGTAATATCCTGTGAATTCGATAGGGATATCACTGGTCGATACAGAAACAATTGGATAACAGGGCAGAGAGATGATTTCGTGAATTTCGATACTCAGGACGTAGTAGACGAGACTATGTTGGTACCAAAAACAAAGACTATAGTATATCGTGGCTTTTTAACCGATATCGTATCAATGATAAAGGACGACATATCAATACAGAGGGTGAAAGGATATTCATTAAAGTATTTGGTATCTGGGCATACTCAGAACGGCAAGATATATGGTACTACGGATCTTGCTACTGTGCAAGATGATTTATTGGGGATCAATGATACTCTGGCTATAAATGACATAAAATTTATGTTTGATATGGATAACGGAGTACGCACTGAGATAGTCCTGAATCCTGTACGTAATGATGAGATGAGTTACTCCGAGCCTGCGCTACAGAAAAAATGGGGTGATAATACACTCACAGTGGCTGGAGACACGATACCGGTGAATGCGTATTGGGGCGGACTGGATACGAATACGTATGGGAAAGATGAGCTACAATAATGGATGATCAAAAGAATCCTCCTCCTATATTAACCCGTGTAGTGCTGACTGATGTAGCTAATGCTACTACCGATAACGTGGGGCAGGTCATACAGGGCACTGGAATGGTAGGAGAGGCGTTCAAAAAAAGGCCTCTTTATCAGATGGCAGGGGTATATGCTATACCTCGGGATGGTATAGCTGGTATAATGCTACGGCAGAATCAAATGTTTGTGATGGTCGCCACGGCTGATAAACCTGGTGCAAGACCCTCACTCTCTGATAAAGGGGACATCGCAGTCTACACAGACTCTCACAATTATATCTTGATAAAAGCTGACGGTAACATGGAAGTACACAGTCAAAAGGATTTAAAACTCACTATACAGGGTGACGTAGACATAACTACTCAGGGGCAGGTGAACATCAATAACGGGGCTTTAACGGTGAGCGCATGAGTGGTAAAAAAATAGCAGTAGAGGGATGCGCTTTTAGCACTAATCCGGGCGGATATACAGTGACTCCTATAGGGACATCTGTATTAGACAGCAAAGTGAAATGCGACGGGCACAAACCCTACCATGCCTTGGGGTTCTCTACGGTGAGCGGGTATTATGTAGGTACAGGGATTATAGCAGGTACTACACAAAAAGTTCTGGGTAGTAGTCTACCGTTTTGTGTCGAGACTGATATGATAACGATTACAGCGACTATGACTGTGACTCCGTTTAGTACACAAAGCGTAGGAGTAACTATACAGGGAGCAGGTCAAAACAAAGTGGCAGCGGAGTGACCTTATATTAGGGTAGGGTAGGGAATATGGATTTCCAAATACGATCTGTGCAGGGTATACCTCAGATGTCTTTTGCTAAAAACAAAGACATCCTCACGGACATCATCATATCTTTGAATCTGGCTCATGGTACGTTTTTCTACGATCCTACCTACGGGCACGACCTCGGGCGTGTGAAAGGCGTGAACGATTACAATGCAGCCCTATTACAGCAATACGCTGCTCAGGCTCTACAGCATTTGATAGATACTGGTAAGATACTAACAATGACAGTAATAGCAGAAGTAGATTCCAGCTATTCTAATAGGATAAATTTGAAAGTTACAGCTACTCAATCGAGTGGAGCTATCGTGCAATATACAACGTATTTGGGGATCACATAATGTCTAACTCTTTTCTACAAGATTTTGATAGTCTGATGAACAAAATACTCACGGACTACGCCAATCTGGACTCTCAACCGGCCACGTCCGAGGGATCTATAGTTTTTATCAAAGCGGCGTGCCTGGCGAGCGCTTTATGGGGACTCTATAGATTCTGTGATTACGTGTCTCAGCAGATATTCCCGGACACTGCCGACACCGACAATTTGAACCATCATGGGTACATACTAGGCCTCACGAGGCAGCCCGGGGAGTCTGATACAGATTATTTGACTCGCATATTAGATTTCCTACGACAGCCCGCGGCGGGTGGGAATGCGAATGACATAGTGACGTGGGTGAAGAGTGTACCTCCTGTAGCTACTTATTATGTAAAAACAGCTACAGTGCTTGTACCGCCAACATCAGAACCCGGTACATCCACGGTAGTAGTTGACCCTAATGACGAAAGCATCCTGAGCACGCAAGCTATGATTGACCTGGTGACTGCAGTACAAGCTTATGTGGACATCAAGAGGCCTGTGACCTCTGTAATCACAGTAGTCCCTGTGTCGATACTATTGGTGGATGTAACAATACACGTCAGCGGTACAGATTTGGATATTGTCACTATGGCTGCAGATGTAGCCGCATATGTAGCTTCTCTGAATCCTGGGGACACGCTTTATCTTAGTAAGCTGTCGAGTATTTGTATAACAGACGGGGCTAATGACGCGACAGTGATACAGCCGACGGTCAATATAGTACCTGTCGCAGACCACGTAGTACGAATTAACGGATCACCGAACATTGTTGTCGTATAAGGAGTAGAGCATGCCGTATACCTATCGCGGATGGACGCTAAATAGCTACAGGGATTTCCCTAACTATGACCGTGAAGCTGCTATCCATCAAGGCATATTGAGTAAGCTGCCTGTGTATGGGTCGTCCTACGTAAGCTCGGAGCACTATCATGCTCGTCTATCTACTCCCACAGCGGGTACTCCTGTGATGACAGTAGATGATTCCTCTAACGTGACTCTACCTAACCTTGTGCCAGGGCTGCTGGCGGTAGACACAAATCATAATATGTACTCGGTTACGGGAGGTGTCACTGGACTATCAGCGAGTCAGGTGTCTTATGCAATAGGATCTCATCCATCATTTACATCAGTACAAAATGCGCTCGATTATTTGCTTTATGTACCAGCAGCTATCAGCTCGTTCACAAATAACGCAGGTACTGTTTACAAAGGATCTACTGTCACAGGATTTACGGCTAATTGGGCAGTCTCGGGCACGATCACTGCTCAGACGCTCACGGGTAAAACTCCTGCGCTTGGAGATCGTACAGCTACGTATACTGGACTATCTCTGACTACAGACACATCGTATACTCTGACAATATCCGACGCTGTCTCATCTCCAGTGGATACCGCTATCAGTACTATCTATTTCAGGTTGAGAAAATATTACGGCGTATCGGCATCGGCTACTCCTGACAGCGCTGCTATAAAATTCGGTACTGCTGTAGCCAGTATAAATACAAATGCGTCACGTGCGCTGGCATCGGTGAGCATTACTCCTGGTGGAAACTATCCATACTATGCGTTTCCTTCGGCGTGGGGAGTCGTGTCTCTACTAGTAAATGGATTTGCTACCGTGTGGAATGTCACTACTGTGAGTATTACCAGCATAGAAGGCGACACTGAAAATTATACGTGCTATACGTCTCCTAATCAGGTGGTAGGAGATATAACGCTGGTAGCAAACGCTGCATAACAAGGAGTTGTAAAAATGGCTGCGATTCCCGGGACAGTAATCGGTGCTCCAATTGTACTGACCGACAGTGCAGACACATATCCTACTCATAAAGACATCTACGGTCTGGGTGGTCTCCGCACTGTAGCAGATACCACTGCGCGTGATGCTATACCAGCCGCACGTCGTCAGGAGGGTATGGTCGTCTACTGTCAGACGCCTGGTAAGTTTTACAAACTAAATGCTGGATTGACAACATGGAGTGAGCAGGCGTCTATATCTGGTTTAGCTGAGCACATGCTGATGGTGGGTTTTACTGGAGGGACGTATACGCAATATACAGGATTGCAATTTAATCCTAAAGGCGGCTACGGTGATGATCCTGAGTTGACAATTGGTACCACCGGCATGGGTACTAATTATTGTGCTCTGAATATCATGAATTACAATGGTACTGTGAATAGAATACAGACTGGCAGCAGCGATACTATGCGTATTCTGGGTCATCATAATGTTGAAATACTCGCTGGAGAAGACGGCGGCATCTCGGGCAATATAAGGCTAGAAACAGCGTCTGGTAGTATACATATAGATGCGGCGGGAGAGGCGCGTTTAAAAGGCACCACTGTGTCGGTATGCATAAATGATTCCGGCTGTCAATTTGCAGTCATATCCGGCTCACCGGTTGGTAGTGGAAGTGGCGCATGTCTAGGATTTTATACCACATCTCCAATAGCTAAGCCTGTCGTGAGCGGATCCAGGGCATCTAACGCTGCGCTCGCGTCTCTATTGACACAGCTCGCAAATCTCGGCCTGATCACAGACTCTACGTCGTAAGGGGATATTGTGCTAAAAATTCGTGTAGGATTACCGAGCTACGATGGAAACATTTTACCGCAGACTATCGACACTATAAATAAGTTGATAGACTGCAAAAAATGGGATATAGATTTTAGGAAAGTATTAGGCACGTATGTCTGTAAAGCGCGCAATGCCGCGGTGACATTGGATCTTTCTCACAAAAAGAAGCAGAAATACGACTGGGATTATTTCCTGAGTATGGATGCTGACATGACATTTTCACCAGAGAATGTAGAAAGATTAATAGCTCTCGATCTGGATATCGTGAGTATGGGATACCAGGGACGAGCGGGTTTATCTGCTAATAGAATAGTATCGGGGCACTGGAATCCGCCTGGAGATATACCCGGGCTCTCTAATTTTGAGTGTTGGTTTCCTGTGTGGGATACAGGGCTCAAAGAGGCGGATTGGTGTGGGATGGGCGCATGCCTCATAAAGAAAAAAGTTTTCGAGACCATGGAGCATCCATATTTTCGTCACATAATAGTAGAGCACGGGGATTGCGCTAATGAAATATCTGAGGATATGAGTTTTTGTATAGGGGCTAAAGCCGCTGGTTTTAAAATCTGGGTGGATCTTAATAACCGAGCAGGTCACCTACAGCATTGAGATTCTATGAGCGTCGACAGATATTTGGAGGCTCAACGTAGGGTCATCGAAATATCGAAATGGATAAAGGGCATCGAACTGCATTCGGATCCAGGAGATGAGTTCGTCCATCAGTGGGCTGATAGATTTGCAGCAGAGTTTTCTAAAAGGTGGCCCTCCAGTAAGTGTAAAGACTGCATACGAGACTGTGCTCACGAGTGCAAATCTTTTTGTGAGCGATATGAGAAGGCGGAATAATGTCTTTGATAAATCCTATTAAATATACTGTATACGGAGCTGTAGAGCCTACGTCTCGTTTACCTGTGATCGAGGTCACGAGCGACGGCATGGCCTACGGTACTGTAGAGATACAGTTGCCTATACAGGGCGCTATAGTCACTGCGTCTGTATATCATTTGATGCCTCCAACCACTGATGAGTCTCGGTGGACTCGGCTACAGCCAGATATAGCTGTAGGATATCCACAGTGCATAGCTCATACTACGATTCAATTGAGCACGGGTAATTATGAGATAGCTTGGCAGTTTTTACCTTCAGAGACTCCGTATGATTTCCATGGTACATATTATTCTATAGAATTTTTCGTCAACCGATCAGGTACCGCGGAGACTCCTCAGTCTGATCCAAAAATAATTATCTCTATACACAACGAGATAGACACTACAGGTGTGACGGGGTACGCGGGTGTCACTGGTTATGACAGCGTATATCAAGGGCCCGCAGGAGCTACAGGGGTAAGAGGGCCTACAGGATACCAAGGTATAACCGGTACACAGGGATTTACTGGATCCCAAGGATTTACTGGAGCGCAGGGCAGTACTGGATCCCAAGGATTTACTGGAGCGCAGGGCAGTACTGGATTGCAAGGCCCTACAGGATGTCAGGGTGTTACAGGTCATTATGGTGTGGATGGGGCCACGGGAGCTCAAGGATTTACTGGAGCTCAGGGGTTAGCAGGCTTTACTGGATTAATAGGACCTACTGGATTACAGGGCAATACTGGATCTCAGGGATTTACTGGATCTCAAGGAAATACAGGAATAGGTTCTACAGGTTTTACTGGATTACAGGGCAATACTGGATCTCAAGGGCAAACAGGCTCTCAAGGTAATACAGGATTAATAGGTAATACGGGTTCTCAAGGTAATACAGGATTAATAGGTAATACGGGATCTCAAGGAAATACGGGTTCTCAAGGAAATACGGGTTCTCAAGGAAATACGGGTTCTCAAGGGAATATGGGTTCTCAAGGTAATACGGGTTCTCAAGGAAATACGGGTTCTCAAGGGAATATGGGTTCTCAAGGAAATACGGGTTCTCAAGGGAATATGGGTTCTCAAGGTAATACGGGATCTCAAGGTAATACGGGATCTCAAGGTAATACGGGTTCTAAAGGAAATACGGGTTCTCAAGGAAATGCGGGTTCTCAAGGAAATACTGGATTAATAGGAGTCACTGGAGTACAAGGTAATACTGGACTCCAAGGTAATACTGGACTCCAAGGAGTCATGGGTTTACAAGGTATTACTGGAGTAAAAGGTCAAACTGGAGCACAGGGATATACAGGCGGACAAGGTTTACAGGGAGTTGCCGGTCCTGCAGGAGCTACGGGGGTACAAGGGGCGGCTGGTCCAGGATTGGCAACGCAGGTAGGTTATAATACATCCAACCAGACCACCATAACAGTGTATCCTGTAGCCGTAAATGGTTTGTCAGTATCTATAGTAGCTAATAAAAATTATGTGTTTGAAGGATATGTGGCAATAAGCCGCAATTCTCAGGCAAGTGACGTTCTTTTAGGTTTAACAGGCCCATCGTCTCCTAATTATGTTCAAATACGCACTTTCGGAACATATTATTATGTCTCCAATTACGTAGATGCGTTTTCTCTCTCTGGTCCTGGATTTACATGGGGTTTGTTGGCTCGTCCCCCCGCAGCAAACGTTATCCAATACTATTACATACAAGGCATGATACAAAATGGATCCTACTCGGGTACTGTACAGCTTCAATTTGGTATAAGCGGTGGTAATACGGCCACTATCTATAGATGTTCATACATAAAAGTAATACAGGTGAACTGATGTCACTCATAAATCCTATCAAGTACACGATTTTCAATCAGGTAGTACCATCCTCTAAACTGCCTATCATAGAGGTCACGAGTGATGGTATGGCCTACGGTACTATAGAGATACAACTACCACTGCCAGATGCTAATGCGGTGACTGCACGGGTATATCAGATAGCTCCTCCGACCACTGAGGAGACTCGGTGGTCTCGTCTACAGCCAGAGCTATACGCATTATATCCTGCGTGCCTGTCGTGGACTACTACTCAGCTGAGTACGGGATATTTCAAAATCACGTGGCAGTTTCTTCCTGGTGTACTGCCGTATGATCTCAATGAAGCGTTTTTCTCTCTGGAATTTTTTGTAGATGCTGATCAGGCGGCTCCAAAACTCATAGTAAAAATTTCCAATGCTATTGACTATACAGGGCTAACAGGATTTCATGGATATACAGGTCTTGATTCTATACATCAGGGTTGTACTGGAGTGCAGGGTGACACTGGAGTGCAGGGTGACACTGGAGTGCAGGGAGTGCCTGGGTCCGCTACAGGATATCAGGGCATTACGGGCTTACAGGGGGTTCAGGGACAGACTGGCTTGCAGGGAATAACTGGACAACAGGGCGCTGCTGGTATTACGGGTCAGCAGGGTGTAGCTGGAATAACTGGTATCGCTGGTATTACTGGTCAGCAGGGTGTAGCTGGAATAACTGGTACCGTCGGTATAACAGGAAATCAAGGATCTCAAGGGATTACAGGAATAAAAGGAATAACCGGGTCCCAGGGAGTTCAAGGTAATACTGGTCTACATGGTATCACTGGTTTACAAGCGATAACTGGATATCAGGGAATAACTGGTCAGCAAGGATCTCAAGGGATTACTGGGACTATAGGAATTACTGGTCTACATGGTATCACTGGGTTACAAGCGATAACTGGATATCAGGGAATAACTGGTCAGCAAGGAGTGCTCGGGATTACTGGGACTATAGGAATTACTGGTTTACAAGGTATAACAGGACAGCAGGCAGTTACTGGATTACAAGGCATTACTGGCTTGCAAGGATCTCAGGGTATCACTGGCATAGTAGGAGTCACTGGTTTTCAGGGAGTGCAGGGTATTGCTGGGAACATAGGAATTACTGGTTTTCAGGGAGTGCAGGGTATTGCTGGGAACATAGGAATTACTGGTTTACAGGGGGCGCAAGGAAACACTGGAGTAATAGGAATTACAGGCTACCAAGGAGTGCAGGGTATTACGGGAACTGTAGGAATAACTGGTTCCCAGGGAGTACAGGGAATAACAGGCTATCAAGCCATTACAGGTTTTCAAGGGCCTGCTGGTTTACAAGGGATAACAGGCATATCTGGGGTACAGGGAATAACTGGTTCGCAGGGCATAGACGGTATAGAAGGTATAACAGGCTATCAAGGTATCGTAGGAAATACAGGATTAAATGGAGTCCAAGGTTTAACTGGACTCCAAGGTATTACTGGGGCTCAGGCAATAACTGGATTACAAGGCCCTACAGGTTTATATGGAATTACGGGTGTGGAAGGAATTACAGGTCTTCAGGGCATAACTGGAAACGATGGTGTGCAAGGAATAACTGGATACCAAGGATCCCAGGGTATAACAGGTTTAAATGGAATACAGGGGACAACAGGTACTATTGGTATAACTGGAAATGACGGTCCTAAAGGGATAACAGGAATTCAGGGCTCGCAAGGTAATACAGGTTTGGACGGGGTACAGGGAGTGACAGGTAATCAGGGCTCGCAAGGTAATACAGGTTTGGACGGGGTACAGGGAGTGACAGGTAATCAAGGTTCGCAGGGGACAACCGGCATACGAGGAATCACAGGCATTGATGGCGTGCAGGGCACTACTGGACTATCTGGAGTAACAGGCCTATCTGGAATAACAGGTATCGACGGAGTAGTAGGAATAACTGGTTCCGATGGAGTAAAGGGTTTAACTGGTGATCAGGGTAATCAAGGTGATACTGGAATTATAGGGATTACTGGTTCAGACGGAGTAAAAGGCATAACTGGAATAGGCGGTCTCAAAGGCGTAACTGGTATCGATGGTCTGCAGGGAATAACTGGCGAGCAAGGCACAACTGGACTAGACGGAATAGCTGGAATTACGGGTATAGCAGGGATTACTGGAGCTACCTCAGGTGCCACTGGCGTAAAGGGTGACACGGGATCTCAGGGTGATACTGGCTCACAAGGCAATACAGGATCTCAAGGTAATACTGGTTTACAAGGTGCCACAGGAATCCAAGGACTTACTGGATCTCAAGGACAGACTGGAGCTCAAGGATATACAGGCGCTCAGGGATATACAGGTACTATAGGAGTGACCGGTAGTCAGGGGATCGGAGGGTATGGCAGTCCTCTGTATTTCAAGAACACTGCCGCGGGAGTATCAGGATCGTTTGGGCCTCTGGAGTCTTTATTACGTATACCAGCTGCAGATGTTGAGCACACGGATACCGTCACTGTATCTAACGTGCAAGGATTCACAGGGTCTCTTTTAGGAGGCCATGGATACATCACATCCAATTCGTATCCTGCCACTACGATCATACCTGCTGGCACATGGACATTTTTCGTTTATGCCTCGACTAGTGCGGTGGGAGCACGTGATCCTCGTCTAAAAATAGAGGTTCTGAAATACTCTGCCGCAGGTGCAGAAACCTCACTATTTATCACAGCCAATAGTAGCCAGCTGACCACAAGCACTGTGCTCTATACGGTAACATACACACAGTCATCAGACATCACGTTGGTGACTACAGACCGTTTGATAACACGTGTATGGGGTATACAGAACGGTAATAACCAGACCTGCGATATCACGTATTACTACGAAGGTACTGCGCATACGTCCTATATCACATCTCCTATTGGGATAGGTATTGCAGGAGTCACAGGAGTATCAGGAGCCACTGGTATCCAAGGTGCAACGGGAATGGGCGCGACGGGTATGGGCGGGACACAGGGAGTCACGGGTGCTGGTGGAGTACAGGGAATAACAGGTATCCAAGGCATAACTGGTGCCAATGGAATACAAGGCATCACGGGTACCAATGGAATACAAGGCATCACGGGTACCAATGGAATACAAGGCATCACGGGTACCGATGGAATACAAGGAGTCACCGGGCAGAGCGGTGTACAGGGAATCACAGGCCTACAGGGCGTTACTGGATATCAGGCTATCACAGGATCGCAGGGAATCCAAGGAATCACTGGCCAAGCTGGAGTGCAGGGGATAACGGGAATTCAATCTCCTACAGGGCCTAATGGAATAACAGGACCTGCTGGAGGAGCTACTGGATTACCTGGTGCTCAGGGAGTGACTGGAGTAGTTGGCTTCGCTTTGTATGATGCTGGTATGTGTACAGGTCTGAATAAAATAATAGACTGGTCAAACGGTAAAAAACAGACAGTTGCTCTTAATACTGGATGCACAGGATCCTACGTAGGATTTGCCAATTCTATTACTGGGGCCAATACCACGTTAGTGGTTACTGCGAGTGTAGCAGCTGGTATAAAAGGATTCACAGGAGTATATTGGCCAGGAGGAGTCGCTCCAACACTCTCAGCTACTGTTGCGTATGTTGATCTGTTCGGTTTTTTCTATGATGGTACACACATCTATGGTATGGCATCGTTAGGTATGCGTTAGGAGTAATATGGCATCTTCTACATGGACTGGGGCGGGAGCAGACGCTAATTGGTCTACCAAAGAAAATTGGGTAGGTAATGTTGCTCCTGCTACTACAGGAGTAGATATAATATTTGACTCTAATTCGACAGCAAGACTAAGCAATACAAATGATAGATGCACTAACGTAAATTCTATTACTCAAAGTGTCACCAATGCAGTAACAGTAAGCATAAGTGCAGGCATCGGAACAATGCAAATAAACGCAGGAATTACTCAAACATCAAATGGGTCCTCTATTACCGTAGGATCAACTTCTCGTGTCGTTCAATTAAATGGGAACCAAACATTTGCTTCGAATAAATCTTCTGGAAGTTTTCCTGTTAATGTTAATAATGTAGATCTTAATGGATATAATCTGACTCTTTCTGCAACTAATAATGCTAAAGCTATGGTATCTAATATGTCCGGAACAGGAGATGTATCCGTGGGTCACACAGGAAATGCGAGCACAGAAATAAAGGGGACGATAACAGGTACTGGGACTATTACATATACTAATGGATCAGGTAACCTTTTTGGATCAGGTACTACTATTAATTCATGTACAAAAAATATTATTATAAATAGTGGGGCAACTTTAACAGTGGGGAGAATAACTACAACGGATACTACAAATACTTTTTCTGGAACAATGACTAATAATGGAACATTGTCTTTAGTGTCTTTTCCAACAACATTTAGTAAAGATTCTGGCACTGTTTTGAACTCTGCAGGAACACTGAATTTTTATTTTAATGTAGAAATAGACGGCACCATGACTCCATATTTAGTAGCCTTAAACGCAGGCACGGCTAATCTAACACTGTCCGGAAAAGTTAACATAGTAAAAAACATTGTAAATACAACTAATCTACCATATTACTCCAAATCTTTTTTAACATATACTGGTGCTCTAACGAATAACGGATTTTTGATTACTAATGCTTCTGATGGTACGACAATAACAGGTGCTACAGGTGCGGAGACTAAATACTCGTATAGTGTAGATACATCTACTGCTGGAGTTATAAAAGGCAATTTTCTTAGAAGGAACGAATGTCAGCCAGTGATATCTCCTGGATGTGATTTCTGAACTACTGAGGTATATCATGAGTCAATACGGTACAGGCGGATACTCATAGATGATAAAAAGTCATGATCCGCCTACAGGCAGCCAATGCTATCAAAAAGATAAGATAACTAGGATATAATAAAATGTCAGTAACAATAGTATATGAGCCGTGTTATCCTATAGTGTCCGTGCTGGACGGATCCAGTGCAACATTTACTATTATAGCAACTGGCACATCCCTGCAGTATCAGTGGTACAAAAATACTGTATTGATCCCAGGAGAAACTGCATCCACGTATGTGACTCCATTGGTATATGTAGTACCTGATAATAAAAGTGAATACTATTGTACAGTCACAGATACTATTACCATTCTCACATCATCGATGTATCAATTAAATGTGATGGACCGTGTACCCGTCCCTGACAGTGGTTATGGTACAACGGAGTACGGATACGCTGCATATAAGTACGGGGAGGGCCCTGCTGAGCTGCATTACAATGTGCTAAAGAAATTATTCCCTATGACTAACGTCGAAGGGGTGCTCGACGACGATTTACACGTGGAAGGGAAGAATTTGGATGATGCGTATTACAACATAGGAGGATGGCCCGGTGCTCAGTTAGGGGATGGAGTACTCACAGAGGTTTACCCCGACTCAGCTCATAAAACTCTATCGTCCTGGGAGAGAGTGTTTTCGCTCAGTGCGGGTACCCTTACTGATGCAGAACGTAGATTGCAGATACAAGCTGCGATAGTAGCACGAGGAGGGTTATCGAGAGACTACTTTTCTTCTATAGCTGCTGCAATGGGATACTCAATTACTATAACCGAAGGAGTGGTAAACTTATTTAGAGTCGGCACGAGTGCTCCGCCTGCGACACTACTCCCTCACTCACTATTCGATCCAGCAGAATGCTATACATGGCATGTGACGGTGACGGGAGTGGCGTCAGCGCCTATGTTAGAAGCTAAGTTCCAGCTTTTGAAACCAGCGTGGACAATAGTAGATTTCACATATGTATAGGAGGCTATCATGGCAGCTAATTTGAAAATATCATCGCAAAAAGGCATCGAGACCGCTATAATGGCTATGGTGTCTATCGTAATAACAGAGGGTGTAGTAATAGGTCTTGGTAAACTCGGGATACACGTAGACAGCGTAGAAATAAAAGTGGCTGTGATCTCATTACTGACGGGAGCACTCCAACTCGCTCACAACTGGTGGGATCATCACAAAACTTCCGTGGCAAAATAAGGAGACCCTATGTCCAAGACAATTTTTTCTAACGGATCTTTTCTAACTCCAAATTTCGTACAGGCTATATATGGGCAGGGTGCTTCGGGAGGTCACGTCCATGATTCTACAGACGCAGATGGTCACTGTAAACAAATTGACCTCTCTGCCGAAGTTACGGGGACGCTACCGCTCAGCAAATTACAAAACGGGTCCTTTATCAACCAGCCAGTAACCACTGTATCTAATCCTACTTTTTCCAATGGAGTGACTACAGACAGTAGTTTTTCAGTAGCACTAAAATGGTTTAGATTGCATGCGACGGGAGCTCAATACATAGGTGGCGATATTACGCTCACCTATAATGATGGGCAGTATTTCACGTTTTCAACAATTTTGGGTATGTCTGGTGTGAGACATTGCGCTAACGGATTCATGGGTACGCTAAATGGCTCTGGAGCGTATGATTTTGAGATAGTGTCAAATCTACTCACGGGGATAGTAACATTCACGATATTACCAGTCACTGCTCCATTGTCATCGGACATATACGATATCGTAGTATTCCATACATAGATCAGGCAGATTCCTCGGATAGATAATTTTTCAGCATTACGTTATAAATTATCATCCCGGTGTATCCTACCGATTCGCCCATCAGTTTCATATGTAGAGTCTGTAGAGCTATAGATACGTTTACACCGGCGTTTCGTTTTATGTACGCTGAGTACGAGTCCACGCGCTCCTTTAGATCTATCGTATCGTCTATCGCTGCGTGCTCGTCTGGATTAGATATGAGCTGCTCTTTACGCCGCGCAGCCTTGTCTCGTTCGTTTTTTATAGGCCAGTAGAGGGCGGTAGTGACGTAGGTATCGAAAGAACCCTGGGAGGGATCAAATTTATCCAGCATACCTGATTTGCAAATGTATAAATAGAGGTCCGCTACTTTATCCTCAACTATTTCGCTCGCGATATGAGAGCCACATTTGTGACGCACGAGTCTTTTTAAATCATCGTGGTTATGCCTGAGGAACTCCTCTGGATCCCGTGTAAAGTAGATTTTACTACCCCAGCGTTATAGTGTTTCTTGGATATACCTCATCATCAGTTTTACTCTGTCATCGTATGAATGCCCTACAGCCAGTTTAGCAGCATGCTCGCAATGCTCTTTCCGCTCACAGTCGTGCGATAAATAGTATAGTATTAATGTTTTCAGATCGTCCGCATCTTTATACTGAGGCATAGAGTCTTTGAAGATCTCTGATTGTTCTTTACGCAGAGAGTCTGTGATTGTGAATGCCCCGAGTATAGCATTCTCATATAAGCGAGGACACAAGCTCTCCGCGGTTTTTGTGATGGATTTCATGTCAGTGACACCATCACATTGCCACTGAGAGTCTCGGTTTAAATGCAGGCATATTTTGGAGTTCAGGATATATTTGATATACTCTGAGTGGGGTAATACTTTCTCAATCCAAACAGCACGTATAGGAGCATTGACGGGAGTCTCACCCGCGGGGCCTATACCCAAAAATTTTATACGCTCCCCGAACAGAGGCATTATTTTTTCCAGTATTTCCCTCCGCGATGGGTAAAGACTCCCTATAAAGCATACGTCACTCTGGTATTTTTGATCAGAGTGACGTGTGGCAGGGAGTGCGTGCTCATCGTAGGCTGTTGGTAGATATCGCACAGGCGGGTAGTCTTTATGCTCTCTCGCTACGACACGCTCGTTAGTGAGCACGAGGTCATACAGTGTCCTCCTATTTTTCCACATCCACCCACCCCATGGATCATCCACAGAGTATTGCATTCTTTTTATATGTTTGGGTATATTGAGCAGCACCCAGTCCGGGAGCTCGTTACAATTGATAAAGACTACGGCCCTATAATCTCTGTCTAACTGATTGAGGTACGAATGTATCATCCGTATACATACCTCATCAGAAAGTAAATGCCGTTGGTTGCTCCAATCATAGCTCTCACAAGCGATACCCGCGTGTACCAGAGCGCTGTGTATGGCTAAAAAAACATCGTTTACAGAGTACGTCGCAACAGAATTCACCAATAAAATTTTACCCATGTATCCCGCCTATTTCCAGATAGGCTCTATCGTAGATGCAGTGCTCGTGCCAGTATGCTATGAGAGCTTCGTCCCCTCCATCTCTCCATAGTTTGTTGAGAGCTACCCATCCCTCTCCCATGTTTTTTATCTTTTCGGGAGATGCTGCGCCACTATATTTTTTCACTATTTGAGCAGGACTACGCTGCTCATAATGATAGAGACGTAGATCGTCTATTTGTACGGATTTTGTCTCGTGATCCCAGTACCCCCAGTGATTCCCCTGGCAGACTCCCGTGAGCCCGGCGGTGCGTATGATAGCTTTATCATTAGTATATTTTTTAGACCAGGGGTCATGGTGTACTATTCGTTGTGTGACAGACGGATCGGCGGAGTCCCCGGTAGTAGCCCGCATGAACGTCCCGTGAGGATAGATTTGATTTATACCATTCATTTCAGCTATAGCGCATGCTGCCCGCATGCTGCCCTCTAAAAACTCATCAGCATCGAGATTGACTGCCCAAGTGCACCCAAATGACCGTAGAGCATCATCCATCTCATACACCCATTTGCTTTGCATATAGTCCTGAGAGGCAATTTGTCGCACCATGATATGCGGTCTCCATGAGAGTAGCCTCTCCCATGTCCCATCCCACGACCCGTTGTCAGACACGTATACCACGTCAAACCGTCGGACATGATACTCCAACCACTCGTCTATTACATCCATTTCGTTTTTACATAGTAGTGTTAGTCCGATGCGCATCTCATCATCTCCTTATGCAGGGAGAGTGTACAGTACGGCATTTTTGGCAAAGAGGGATGTTTCCGAGCTCAGCCTCGCGGGCTGCCAATAGAAAATTATTGATTACAGTAGTGTGATCATGAGTAATGATGTTACCAATTTCTATTACACAATTATAATCAGTACAGCAGAGATGCACCCGGCCCCACGCGTCCACAGCGAGCTCTATTGTTTTCGGTCGTATACATCCCCCGGGTTCGTTAGTATCACACCCATAGACGTCCATGCGACGATCGGGAGTCACCTGCTCTACGTGGCAATTAGGGAGCCCCTGAGTGATAGATTCCAATCTAGTCACATCCCCTGTACTATACGCGCTGACCGAAACCTGCTCGAACAATGAGAGCCAATTTCTAGATGTCACATCTAATTGAGAGCCGTTGGTCCACAAAACATAACGCCACTCAGGATGATGCCTTATAAATTTTAGCATGCGATCGAGCTCGAGCGTTGGCTCATTGTAATAATGGAACCCGATGAGCCCACTAAATCCTCGTAGTACGCACGCTTTAGTGAATTCTTCCATTACCACGTCGTCTATCATAATATTGTGTGGCATTATCCGAGATGAATTTGGGCACCACGGGTGTAACATGCTATAATTGCACTCCGGGGATATTTCATAGCACAGATATCTGAGATCCGCGATCATTTTTTACTCCTTAAACATCTATCTCCTCACATAGATCTTAGTCCCACGCCCTACCCAGTGCACGTCGTCAAAACACAATGTAGACCAGTCCGACGACGGATAATAGATATCCGTCCCTCGGGAGTACTCAGCATCGTAGTTATCGATGAGCACGAGGTCTGCTCGGGTGCTCATGTATTCGGCAGCATCCACACGACTGATGTCACAGCAGTCTATAAATGCTAACGTAAATTTCCTGTTTATCAGGTTTTTACATTCCGCCACGCACGTCACATCATACACCGACGCGTTAGATAATTTTTTATCAATAAGAGCCTGTCGAGTTTTTACCGTCCACGATTTATTGTTATCCATGCTAATCACGTGATCACATCTCTGAGCTAAAAATATAGTACTCCCTCCACACCCGAATTCTATTGCGCTCATAGATTTTGTAAGATAGCAATCGAGCCATGCCATAGATTCCGGTGTGATCCAAGGATACGCCAGCTCCAACGTTTTGTTTCCGGTGTAGTAGTCCGCCGGGATCATGATCATAATTTAGTTACCTCGGGGGTGCTCTCGTTTATTATTTGAGCTCCAAACGCTCCCATCAGTTCGTCTGTGATTTTTTGTCGATCATATTTTATAGGGTATGAGTTTGCTATTTTATCGAGTACAAACAACATCATATGATTTAAAGGTACGGTACCCCGCACGTATTTAAAATCCACCTGGACATCACGGTCAGCATCGTAGTACGCTATATCCCAGTCTCGATTTTTATCAGTGATTATGAGGCTGATTATCATTCTGAAACCCTTTCTATCAGCACTCGCACTCCGTTGTATGTGAACTCGAACCTGCTGATACGGAATTTTTTTATCAGTTGATAGCTCTCTAAAAGTAACTCGGAATCATCCTGTGATAAGTCCGGGATAGAATCTTTTATCAGCTGAGTTTTCATAGACTCTTTTGTGATGGGGAATTTCTGATGTATGTCGATTGAAGGTGTAGGCAGTCTGCAGTCGGGACACTTTTTTTGCAGGCCGTGAGTAGGCAAGAATTTTTTGGTGCAGGTTATGCAGTCGCGCTCTGATAGCAGAGGGGCGTCCGATTTTGGTTTGTCATATCCGTGGATGATTGCCATGTTAGCTCCTGTTTTTCTTTTTTTAGGCAGTCGGGGCACATTCCATGAGACGCCGTAACATGCGGCAGAGGGGAGGCTATTACCCAGTTGCCGTCTATTTTTACGCGCTCATTGCACCATGCACATGCCACTATCATAGCGCATCCATTATGTCTTGCACAGTCTGTTCGGGAGCTGCTACGACCACCGCGGGAGCGGTCATACGCTTGATGGCAGCTCTCTCGATGTCGGCTCCCAAGTCATGATGCCGAGTACTCGTAGGCATCTTAGCGACGGCTGCCTTCGCCCACTCTACGCTACGTCCGTTCTCAATTGCATCCACTATCGCGTGCTCGACAAACCACGCGATATTGTACTGCGTTTGCATGCAGTAGTCCTGCAGTTTTTCGTGTACAGTAGCCGAGATCCTCATGTTAGCGTAAATTTTTCGTGCCATGTGTGTCCTCCTTGCTTATTAATATATGCTATTGTGCGTGCAAAAGCAAATCAAAAATTTTTATCCTTTGTAGCCAGCAGGCGGGTCCATAAATTCGGATGGAGGTTTCTCTTTTTCTTTCTGATTAAGCAACCATAGGCAGTGTGCTATGATCGATTTTTGTTCCGTCCGCGTAAATCTCTGGATTTGCATCACGATATAGCATACACGTATTATCCAGCGTAGCGTGTGCGGTTGGTAGTTCTCGAGATCACCGAGGAAACTGATGAGTTCCTCGCCGCCTTTTTCGAGCACATCTTGAGAGATTTGTTTAGAATTTATGACGATCATGATCAGTCATCTCGTCGTCGAATCCGTAGGTCCTCGCGGAGCGCTGCAGAGATAGATAGCCGCCACAGGCGAGGTCGGCGCGGTATCGACCGGTGGAGAGCATTGAGTCCTGATACATGGATTATTTCAAACTTTCTATAATAGAACTTATATCTATGTCATCATCAGATATTCGGTTCACATCAACAATATGTTTAGCATATACATCTGAATAATGTTGTCCTGAAAAAGGACCGTTTTTAAATACCAAATAATCTATTTCTACGGTATTAGGATTTTTACCATGTAGTACGCATATAATTGCTTTAAGCAATTTGATATTACATACCAATCGTCCATCATAAAAATAACATAAGTCTTTTTTTCCTTCTTTTTTTATACCTTTTATTATTCTATCATATTTGTTTAGTGGTTCTATTGAAAATATTGTACCAGAACTATTATACCGTAGACAATAGAAAGGTACTTTACACATATCAGCAACATAAATAAACGGTTTTCTTTGCCAATTATCGTGGCGTGTATCGAGTCCTTTTTTCCATTCAAATAACGCTACAGGGCGGTTGTGCTCTATTTCTAAACAATCCAAATCGGACATAGTCAATCGAGATCCAAGAACTCTATGTAAAGACGACATCATCATTTCTCTATCACCATGACGTTCTTCATTACCCATCACATACCTCCTTGTATCGACCGTTTGATATATCTACATTCTCCTGAGACAAGTCAATGCCGTAATAAATGCAGCCGTGTCGGTAAGCCGAGATGCCTGTCGTACTCGCTCCTGCAAACGGATCGAGTATGCTTTCACCCGGTACACATATTTGAGATATGATAGACAGCATACCGCTCTCAGATTGACCCCACTTATGAAGCGATTTATCATTGGCGTCTGATGTAAATACGTCTCCGAAAATCTTGCCCTTGTACTTAGCATTTGGTAGCGTCCACATGAGTAGCGGCTTCCAGCAACAGTTTACCTGACGTGTACGCAGTGGCGTAGGCTGTCCCGGGAGTAGATATGCCGCGGTCCAATAATACTCCAGATGTTTAGCCATGAGCGCGTAGATCTCATCCAGATATGATTGACCGCACATGCAGATCAACAGGCCGTTTGGCTTGAGAAAATCTTTGGCTCTTGAGGCGAGCGTATCATAGAGCGGTACAAACTCTTTAAGATAAGGCGGATCTGTAATGATGTAGTCGAATTTTTTATCCGTTTTGTATGTGGCTATATCGCCGTGATCTACACACCAGCGATCGGTTTTGGGCAGAGCCCGGGCTTTGTCAGCGAGCTTCGTTCTCTCTTTTTTGATCTCCGCTGTGCGTATTTCTTTCTCGATTTTTTTGATAGGCACACGATCACGAATAGCTTTCATGAGCTCTGGTTTTGCTTCTATGTCACGAGCGAATGCTGCGTCCCTTTTAACTGTAGCTGCACTTACTCCAGATGATCTAGCTATACGTTTAGCTCTGTCTAACTTCGTATCATTTTGATCCGAAGTTAGATCATTTCTTTTTCCTTGTTCACTCTCAGTCCGATTGTATAGTCGTCCGCGCAGCAGCCGCATCATGTCTGGTGATAGGTTCCGACGACCGAGCTGATTAGAATCAATCCAATCCAACGCGGCAACTCTATCAGTCAGACTGATCATCCTCGATTTATAGGATATCTGGTTTTTGGTACAGATCTCGTAGCGGTTATGCCCGTCAAGCAATGTATTCTCTTCCTCCCAGACAACTAACGCATCCCGGCACCCGTCCCGGATGATGTTTTTTTCCAGTAATGCCCTCTCCTCGTTAGCCAAAGGAAATATCAATGACTGGAACTCTTTATCGATTTTCACGTGGTCTCCTTTTTGTTATTCGCATATTCCAAGCAGCGCCATCAGCGTAACAACACTGGTGATATCATATGTACTCTCAGAGTCGTAGACCGTGTCTCCAAAACGATCTATCAGGCGTATACGTCTCTGTCGATCATCAAGGTACAATCCTGGATGATTGTACTGCTGGTCCTCCAGTAAACCAAGAGCCATTTTTAACTGGTTGACTGTGTGAGTGCTCGGCTCTAAAACAGTGAACTGCATACCTAAGCCCGGGCTCAACGGTTGAGTGATCCTCATGAGCATCTCCTATGATCGTTGGTTTATCCAATCAGCAATTTCTTCGTAGGACCAGCTCCAGTCAATTTCACCATAACTCGCCACGATGGTTTGGTTGTTGTGATCGATCTCATACATTGTCACGCAGCCTTCATCATCGTGTAGAGCCATGTTTGTACTGTGAGAATCATGCAACCGTCGGACGTCATTTGGTGATATACTCATAACATCTCCTTCTTGGTAAGTGATATACGTATCTCCGACATGAGCGCCGCGAAATCTTTTTTGGCTTTCGGAGCCTCCCACAGGTAATCTGGTCGTATCTTCTGGGGTATGATGCAGCTCTTGTACCTATCATGCATATTTCGGATATACAGGTCTTCATTCATATTAAGAGTGAACTTGGTGATCTGAGTGATACCGGGCTGCCCTTTGGCGGCCTGCCACACGTTGGCGGTTATCTGTCGTGATACACAGGCATCGAGAAGATTCTGGTAGGTAAAAGCAAGGAACACTGGATCGTTATAGGATATGTCGATGCCACTGAGTTCCTTGAGGAACTCAGCCAATACGGGAGATTTGAGGTGCAGGGATGGACTGCAGACTATGCGGTGACGCGCCGTGGTAGAACGCTTCTTGCCGTGAAAATATAGGATGACCTGATCTTTGTTGTTATCTCTGGATCCGCATAGCACATCAAAACATACCAAATGATTACCAGCGACTCCAGTACCTGGAGCCTCATCATTACACCACATACATGTCCTCCGTGTGTTATATTTATAGAGTCCGCCGTGTTAAGCCGGTGTGAGCTGTGAAGAGCTCGCATCGGCTTTTTCCATCTCGTCGAAGTAATTCGAGATAACCTTCGTAACCAAATTACTC